AGATCGACCGCCGCTATGCCGTTTTCTTCCATAAAAGAGTCCAGTCGTTGTCCTTTGACAGTAATTTCCTTTTGCGGATTTTCTCGGTTGTAGTCGGGATCGCTCGAATCTCTTTTTGAAAAATCGATTTTGAACATCGACGATGCACCCATATTGTCGTATTTTGTCAAATCGAATGGGTAAAATGTTGTCTCCGCGTTCTCGAGCGAAACCGCAGACTCGACCAAAAATACATTTGCATTTACTGCGGTACTTTGCGATCTTAGCTTATTTTTGCACACATTGATGCAGTCGGGATTGCATTCGAATGCAAATACTTTGCACCCATAGTGGTTGAAAAGCCGGACAGCATCTTCCAGGTCTCTGGAACCGAGTTCAAAAATCGTCTTGATGTCTGTTTTGGCAATGTTGTCTGTAAAAATATTGTCCAAATAGGATCCCATTGTATTATATCAAATTTTTGAACCAAGCTTTTATGCTCCTTTATTCGGTAAAGATATAATACAAAAGTGATGTTCCCAAAACGGACCACAGAATTCCGGCATAAACTGTTGAGTCCAATTGTTGCGTCATTTCGTTTGGTACAGATTTGGACTCGATGATTCTGGCCATTTTTGCGTCTAAATCTTGACGCAAGTCGTCGATCTGTGCGGCTTTGTCCAAAAGTGATTGAGTGTTGTCTGTGTCCTGACCAAGATTACTGTACGCGGTGTTTAACTCTGCAATACTTTGTTTGAGAGTTGCTGACAGTTGCAATAAATCGGCTTTAAGGATTGCAGCCGTTTTTCCTTGTGGACATTTGCTCGAGTCTGCTTTGCAGCTCAAATATGCGTAGTATTTCGCATTAAAGTTATTGATGTCTTCAATTACTGTTTTTTCTTTAGTAAAAATGTCATCCGAAACGAGTCCTTCGATGGTGGTAAAAAACTCAGACCCAGACTCGTAGTAGCCAGTGCGCTCGTTGAATTTAAAGCCACTTCGGTACACATTGGACTGCGTGATCACGCGACCAGTCTGTTCTCCAAAAACATCATCGTAAATTTTCTTAGATTGAACTTGTGCAATTACCGCGGCATCCCTTGCAGCTTGAGCATCAGTCGTTGCAGATTCAGCTGCTGTTTTTAGAGCATTGATACTTCCATATTTACTATTATAATTCACATTGAAAGAAGCAGTTTTTGTATTAGCATTGTCATTGAAATCGGTGGTTTTTCCAGAAGCATTCTCGTTAAAAGTAATAGTTTTCCCAGAAGCATTCTCGTCAAAAGCAATAGTTTTTCCAGAAGCATTTTCGTTGAAACGTCCATATGCGGTGTCATAAGCTGTTTTTGCATCCTGAATAATACCAACTTTTTCAGAAACTTTGGAATCAACACTTGAACCGATTACTTCATTTATATTGTTCATGGTCGGAATAGATTTCATATTATTTTCGTAATCAGTTTTGTCCAATTTGTCGGACTGCAAGTTCTTAATTGTGGTGTTATTCACAAGAGTTGTTCCAAAGTCGCTCGTATTCAGTTTACCGTTTACATCGGCCCGCAAGTTCTTAAAATTGGTGTTATTCGCAAGTGTTGTTCCAAAGTCGCTCGTATTCAATTTATCGTTTACATCGGCCCGCAAGTTCTTAAAATTGGTGTTATTCGCAAGTGTTATTTCAAAGTCGCTCGTGTTCAGTTTTGACCCAAGACCTCTTGTTAAGTCGGTCGTTTTTGCATACGACGTCAAGTCCGTTTTATCGGCTTTATTGTCACGAAGATTTTTTATAACATTAGTATCTTGAATTGCCTTATTGACTGCAGTTGTATTATCATCCAATTTTCCGTTGACAATTCTTTGTTCAGAACGTGAAAACGGTTCTTTCCGACTTTTCATAAATACGATAACAAGTAAAACCGTGACACAAAACAAAAATAAGGTTGCATATTTCGGATTTACAAATTTTTTAATATTATTATACATAATTTATATACTATAACAATATTTTTTAACTTTTGTACATGATCCACATCATACCCAAGATCCCAATTCCTAAAGTTATATTATTCAAAAGCAACGCATCTTGGCTGGTGTTCAAATCTGCGTTTTGTTTTTCGGTTAATTGATAAGATTGTTTCAGCGTATTCAGTTTGTCGACCCCTTCTTTATAATCTTTCTCGGCTTGCAATGGCGATTTGCTAGTATCGGCGGCATTCACATAATAAACGTCATTTGTGCTAAATGGTTCAACCATATTATATATACTATCTTCACACACAATATCTGTAATAGGTTGACTCGGATGATGTCACACTTTTGCGGTCGATTCGGCAAACTTGTCCCGGCCGAAGTTCGATCAGCAAAGCCACGGGGTCGAATCTCGATATTTCTGGCAACTGGGTTAAATCCTTTAAGTTGTAATCCGTTTTCAAGACATCGATGTCTTCCACAACACTGTGTTTTGGCACGAGCCCATGTTTCAAAATGTTTCGCTGTAGCCGCTTAATGTTGTGCACGACAACGTAAATTCCGCGGTTGTCAAACAAATATCGCAATTTGATTATCATCGAGTCATTCGGTTCGTCATTCACCACAATTACTAGTGTGTCGGTCTTTGTCAAAACACCTTCGATTTCGTAGAGTTCCTCGACCAGATCGTCGATCGCTGGCAATCGGATCGCGCTTTTGCTCAACATGTATTTTACATAAGCAGACCTGCGCGGACTTTTTATGAGCATGTCGAGTTGATTGTTCTTTGCCATGGCTTCCACTTCGTTAATATTGAAATTATTGTAGCTTGATACATCGTATCCTTGATCGCCCATGACGTCAATTAATGTTTGTCTGGAATTGAAAATCGATACTAAATCACTGTTTGAATAATTCATTTTTTTTATATACTACAAGATATTTATTTTATGAAAGCTTTTTGATAATGATGGGTCCACTGCCACCAGTCAATATGGCGCTGTTTTTCTCTTCTCCAGCATCAGTGGATTTTTTTTTAATTAGGGGTTTACTAAAAATATTTTCGCTGCGATCTTCTGCATTACCACCATCCATTGCGTCGTTCGCAGCAGCAGACATGTTTGCAGAAGTGTTTGCTTCTACCGATGGCTTTGTGGCTTCAATTGTATTGTTATCGCCAGTGACAATGTTAAAGATCGGTTGCTGTGGCGCTGTCTGTAAATAGGGCGTTGGAATTGCATTTCCATCTCCACCGATTTGCTCAGTATTTAAAGTTACTGCTTCGAGATCGTTCAGGTGCGCAACCTTCAACTCATTGTCGAGTCCATTCAAGTCTTCTGTCTTTAAAATAGCAAATCCCTTATCAAACTCTTGAATTGTCCACACCCGTGAAGGGTTGAAATCTCCGCGGAAATGAACTTTATCGCCGACATTGTATGTCTTGAGTTCCATTGTGGAAACCGTATGTGGTGCATTTGCACTCTCGATCGCTTGTCGTTCTTCATCAGACTGTGCAACCAAATCAAACGCATTGGACACAGATCCATTATTCGTGGCAGAATACTCGGTCGGCATTGTATCATACTTGATATTGGTGTCTTCTTGTATCTTCAGCTTTGTCGGCTTATCATCGAAATCTTCGTCTTCGTCCAAGTTGTCCAAGTCGTCGTCTTCGAAGTCTTCGTCTTCTTCGCTTATCTCGGGCAACTCAATCTTCGATTCGATCTCATCCAGCATCTTTGTTTTCGAAAATTTCATATTCTCAATTTGGTCCACATTGTCGTCGGTAATCACCGACATTTTCACACCCATTGCCAACAACTCTTGCATAAATGTCTTGAAGGCATAAGGCACCCGAACAACACTAAACTTGCGTCCAAACCGCGAAATCTGTTCAATATTTTTGTGTTTGCCATCCAACGAATCGACAAATTGCACAGGACCATCTGCCAAAGGACTCAAAAACACATTTTTGTCGGCGTTGTATATCGCGACTCCTCCGGTAACATTACAAATCGCCAGATAATAATTGTCGTCCCACAGTTCTTTTAATACCGATGCCGCGCCATGGGCAACCAGCGAATTGACCTCGCAGTCACCATACTCAACCGCGCTTGCAGCAGGTTGTCGCGTTATGGCATCTTTCGCAGTCGCCCCTTGGAATTCCACAGGACGATGCTTTGTATACATGTAATAAGTTGGACCCACAAATATTTCCGACTCGATTTGTTCGCCAGTCATGCCGTCATACAAAATGTGGTTGCCCGATGTGTGCATCCCGCACTCTCCGAGCAATTTCGCAAACTCGCCAATCTGGTTTCCATTTGTATTGAAAGCGGTGCAGTCGCCGTGAAATCCAAACTGTAAACACGACTTCCCCACAATCATCTCGATCAGCTGGTTTGCTGTGGAAAAGACCGAGTGTGGATTCACAATTATGTCGGGGCGCAGTCCATCCTTGGTAAAAGGCATATTGGCTTCCGATACAATGAGACCAATACCATTGTCGACTCCTCCGCGCGCCGAAATAACGTCGCCTACGGTTGGCATCGCTTCGCCACGCACGCACACTTTTGCAGTTCGGGTTCCCTCTTTGCCCTGGGTGACAAAAGTCTTTTGTATTATACCGTCTTTGCCTGTCGATACAAGTGAGCAATTCTTTTTGGTCATTCCCACAAGCACAACCGGTTGCTCAGACCGAATTTCGGAACCCTCCCGGATAACTCCAAAACGGTCAAGCTTGCTTGTATCCACCGAAGACGCCAATTTGCATACTTCGCCCTGTTCTTGTTGTTCAAACGTTTCAAACTTGGTGGTTCGGAACAAACCGCGCTCAACAGAGCCCTCGTTTATAATAACCGAGTATTCGCCAACATAAGAAGCCACTGCCACAATCACATTCTCGCCAAACACATTCTCGTCGACCCCCAAATAATCGTTGTATCGCGACTTGACCAATGGTTTTTGGCAATTGTTCAACACGGTGGCTGATGCATCAAGACGCATAGTATAGTTTGTATGATACAAAGAGGCTGCGCGTTTTATAAACAGTCCTGACGACAAAATCTGATCAGGGTGGTTGTGGTGAGGATAGGCACTCAAGTTAGACAAAATACCCAACAAAAGCGACTCGTGAATTTCGCAGTGGGTGTATTTACTCGAAAGTTTGGCCATAGGTTCGGTGGCAATTACCGCGGAACGTTCTTCATTGCTGTCTACATATTCGAGGAGTGCTTTTTTCTCGCGGAACCGCTTAAACTTGGTAGGATCTGCGGATTGCTCGACCGACACCTCATACAAATCGCCGAGGACGTAGAATCCGTAGGCTTCGGTCTTCCTCTTATTGAATCCAGTGATCAAATCGTGCCAATTGTAATTATTTTTTGCCAACTCGTCTTCTACATGGATGTAGGACATTGATTCGTCGCGGTAGAAAAGGGGGCGACAAAGTCGCCCTGCGTCGGTATAAATATAAATGGTGTTTTGCGGAATGTTGAAATACACACTGGCAAAGGGAGGAATCAACCCATTGCGGCGATGAAACTTGAACTTGTTTACAAAGCCGAGTGGATTTTCAGTACCCCCAACCCAATATCCGTTGACAAAAATCTTGGTCAAAAATGCCAGCATTTGGAAAGTGCAATTGTCCAACAGATTTACTTGTTTTTGTTCTTTCAACCATTGTATCATCGGTTCTCTTGAAATATGGGATGCAACTATGTGCGTAGACATGGAGAGCTGTTCTCCATCCACAAAATCTACCAACCCATATGCGAAACAATCCGCATCAATCTTTCTTAGCTGTGCGAGTGTTGATAAAAACGAGCTTCGATCCAATGAGTCTGTCAACAACTCTTGAAAGTCGACATCGATTCCGCGAAACTTGGAAACCATCTCTTTGTAATTGTGTTGTATCAATAAGTCCAAACGATCTTCATACATGGTCTGTTCATTATACAAAATGGTGTGCAGTGTTTTGTATAGATAGGTCCACTGTTCATCAATATATTTGGAAAATAGGTTGCTGATACAATCGCCGATAAGACAAACACGCGACTCTTCGTCTAACTTGACCCCATACAAAAGGCATTTGGTCATGTGTCCGAGAAACAACGACTTTTGATAATAATTTGTCTCTCCAATATGGGGGAACAAATAGTCGGACAACAACATTAGCGCGTAGGGCACTGACTTTTCTTGCGTCAATTCGGCAATATAGGAGACGGCATCCGACTGCGACATGATTTTAGCGCCTTCGTATACACTTGCCATGAATTCGTCCAAAATATCGTCGTGTTTTACGAGATCAAATAAACAACTTTGTATAATCTCCTTGTCAGAAATGCAACCGAGAGCACGAAATACGATAAATAGTGGAATGGGTTTCGAAACATTCGGCATTGTCACTGAAATTGTTTTGGTTGTATCGCAGCGTTGAAGACTAATCGTAGACGCAGGCTTTGAACAATTCTCGGATACACTGTTGATTTCGATACAAGTATTATTGTCGCGCATATACAAAGCATTTTTGCAGCGCATCCGCTTGATAGGCACCGTTTTTTCCTTGCCGCCAATAATGAAGTAGCCACCAAGGTCGTTTTTGCATTCGCCCATATTGAAACGCATTTCGCTAGGCATTCCTGCCAATGCGCAAAATTCAGACTGAACCATTATGGGAAATTTGCCCAACAACATACGTTTCAATACAAACTTGTATATTTGGTCGCCGGTTTGCAAAGACTCGTTGAAACGCACATTCATGTCGCGCTTTTCGTTGACGGTGAGTTTGCGACCATGGGGTTCCTCGATGCTGCTACCGTCCGCTTCGATATGTTCTTTGCCGCCGTGAAACTGGCGAACATTTTCTAAAAAGGCTTTGTCCATCTTGGGGTTTTTGAACTTGTCGACCATGTCGTCTTCTTCATCTTCCGGCAAAGGGCGCTCGTAGTCGATGGGGACGTCGTTTTTCTCGAGAAGATTGGTAAGTTCGACTTCGACATCGCAAAATACTTGGACTTCATACGTTTTGTTGGAGACGCGTGCTTCGTTTGGATACAAATCGGGTTTTTCAAAATAAACGAGCTGTCCAGTTTTACCTCCGACAAAAATGGTGCATTTGGATTTTGTATTGTATTTAGAAACAATCGTAACCGGATTCTTTTCTCTCAAAATCTTGAAAATATCTTCCTTGAAAAAATGATTGTATGATTCGATATGGTGTCTTACTAAACTTTGTTGCTCAAAATAACAGTCGATAATATCCCACACAGATTTATCAATATCCATATTTTTTATACAATACAAGTATACATTTGTTTGTATACTTTTATTTTCTCTCTCCTTAATATAAAAAAAAGACATGTCTGACTTTATGAACACTCTGTTTGGTCCCCTTTCGGGAGAATATTGCTTGTATTTTTACTACCTTGCTATTTTGTCGTTTTTCCTTTTCGTTGTCGGTATCGGCGCCGGAGTCGTGAACGGCTTACAAAAGAACAAGGGCATGATGTTTTATGTGTATTTAGTCGGAGGATCATTGACGTATCTCGTCTCGTACTTTGTGAACCGTCTGATGTTTTCAGTTTGCTCAAAGAGCCTTTAAGGAGAACCGAAGGGTAAGGCACCCGAAGGGTGCCGATGGTGGAACGCCAAAGGCGTTCACTCCCCTTTAACCCCTCCTTTTTCTTTTTGTAACTTTGCTACACTAATATCTCCTTTTTCTTTTTGTAACTTTGCTAGATAGACTATTTAATCTCTGTTTAAAAAAAGAGGAGGGGTTATAGGGCGTAGGCCCTTTGGGCTGAATACCTACGGTTCTCCTAGATAATAGATGAGCAAGTACGACAAAATCGCTAAAACAATAGCCGCAATCCAGATTGGAATCACCGTTTTTTGCTTGTATCCAATGCCAAATTGGCGAAATCCACCTTGTTCATTATACATAAGTCTCGGTTTTGTCCAATGAATTGCAAATATAAGAACTAAAAACACGCAAATTGATATAATTAATCGATTATTTCTTAAATCAATCATATTGTCGTTGTATATACAATTCGAAATATATATTTTTTCACATACGGAGAACTAGTTCGTCAATTGTCGCAAACTGCCTCGGCCAATTCACATTCATCAAAAACGGCAGCAAATCAAACCGGTTATCATCCGTCGAATATGATTCCGCATGATAACTCGGCGTCATGGTGGTTGCCTTGTGGCGATTGATTGAATAAAACTTGAAGAAATTCTTCACTTTTGTCGCAATCTCGGTCGGCGTTTTTTTGCTCTTCCATTTCGTCGACACTTTCAAAAACATCGAGACGGGTCCGCATCGCTCCGACTTTCTTAAAAACCCAATGGGGTTTTTTATGACGTGACTTTGTATCCATGAGCTAGAAAAACACAAACGCTGTCAAAGACCATTTTTGAAGGAATACGGCCAAAAATTTTTTCGATAAGAACTGGAATTAAAATGCCGTCATTTGTTCTTGGATATCTTATCCAAGGTAAAACGTGGTTCTCTTCTTTGTTTTCAAGTGTTTTTATCAGGACATCTTCATTTTGGTGTCTGTATACAATGTGGTCTTTGTATTGATTAAATATGTCTTCGGTTGTCATAGTTATCCGAAATCGATCGATTTTACAGAAAACTTCGTCAGTTTCCGGGAAATAGTCGAATGCGATTTTGTCCTTTTCATATTCGGCGTCAAACCCGGCTTCGCCGATTACATGAATAACTTTCTTGTTAAACTCGTTTGGAACAAAGTATGCCCAATACAATAAATTGTATTCATCTGAACATATGTTTTCAAGTGAACATTGTATAACACCTGACGAGAAATGGATTGTTTTTGTTGTTTCCATTGTATCGATTTATTTTTGATAAGTTACAGCCAATATGGCGAATCGATTTCCTCGTCTTCATCGTCAAACTCGATAACATCCTTATCGAAACTCTTGTCGGATTTCTTATCGAAATCATTATCAAATGGTTGCCGAACATACGGCACCTGATTCATAAACTCGACTTCTTGTATATCCTTCTCCAAAATTGTACGAATGGTTGAGCAAACTGCGCTGTAAAAATCGTAGCGATCGTCGACAATATCAACTTCATTCCCATCGAACAAATCCTCGACTTTGTATCGCGCGTACTTGTCGTCTTTGCTTTCGCTCACGATTTGCGAAAACATGGATAAATAACAATATTTGTATATATTGCCGCAACTCAAGTCTGTAATAGTTGGCAGTTGGCTTGTCAAGAAAACAATGTCCTTTATAATCGGATCGTTACGGATGTCTTCAAACAATGTCGATACATTCTCATCGACTGGTTTTGTCGACATCATTTTGTATATCGAGTTTTTAATAAAGATTTCGTGGCCTTTTGTATCATTGATCTTCTCGAGATGAGTCGACAACTTGGTTTTCAAACTCTTGGAAATATCTCGTCCATACAAATTCAAGTATTCCTTTACATTTTCCAACATCTTTTTGTTCAAAAGTTTCATATAGTTTTCGAGTTCATCCACTTTGTCTTTATTTAAGAGCGCATTCAAAATGTGGGAAATAATCAAGTCTTGGTTATTTGAAGGCTCAATGTCCACAAAGGATAGCGGCTGCTCATCCTCGTACAAGTGCACAATATTTCGATTCGCGACAATGCTCATAAGTTGTGCCAAGGTAATGGCGGTCTGCTTCTTGCCATTGTCTTCCAAGACATTAATAGACTGTTCAAGATTCATTGTATCGATACCCATCAACTTCTCTTGGCAAATGGTTTGCAAATCGTCTGGAACAGGTTTGTCGCGTTTTAAATTGCAATAATGAATGTAGGCCGAATAAATATTGTTCTCGCTTATCTCCGAACTCGATACAATCTCGAGCGAACGCGCCGACGAATTCAGGAACGGGGGCACCGCCAATTGCTTGATTTCTTTGTATATTTGGCCATACTCTTTCACAAAGTCGAGATTGTTTTCAGCTTTGTCTTGTATATACAAATAAGAATTCTCGATAATCTTTTTATACAAAATTCCCAAATATTTGTGTTGCGCCTTATTTGCACTGGTGATCGATTCCAAGATTTCGGATTTCAGCACAGGTGGTAAAGCTCCTCCACTGGCCGCAACAATCTTTTCTCGCGGTGGTTGGAAAAGCTGCCAACTCTTTTTCTCTACATAGGTGGATACAATGTTCGCGACAATCCGTTTATTTTCCAGCATTTTTTGTATCTTCATGCTTGGCAAAAGATGTTTCTTGACAACGACAAGCAATTCTTTAAGAAACCGCTCTACGCTGTGTTTGCGAATATTAACCCACGGTTCGCCAAAATTGGATTTCAACTCGTTCAATAAACAACTCATAAACTTGAGACCCGATTGGTTGTCCGACTCTTCTAGGGGGAAACCTTCCAAACTGAATTTGCATTCATTCTCTGGATAAATATCCATCGTTATATTTGTCTGCAAGTACACAAAGGTTACTGCCGCCGTAAACAAAATAATGTTGCGCATTTTCCACACTTGTATTGGCGTCGTGTGGTTCAACTTGTTTGCATGGTACTTAATGTCAGTGACATTATCCATTACAAGCCGCAAAGTGTGTGCAATAATTTTTTCACAAAGGGGGTAGAATTGCACATTCAATTTGTCGCACAATGCTTTGGCAACTACAAAAATTGTATACTGATCGGTTCCGCGAGTAGGGATTTTGAACGAAGAAATCTTAGCGGTGCTTTGAGTCGAAATGGCAGGCGAAGGAGTGGCCAATAATTCTTGTGCGATTTTGTATCCACTGTATTTATCCACAATCCATCCATCGCAGCGCACCCCGCGCGAAGCAACCACTTCGTCAATATTGTGTTCAAAGTTTTGCGCGAGTTTGTATACAAAAGTCGGCAATAACTTTACATTTGTCTTTTTGCAATAATACCAGTGAATCGATTCTTCCAAAACACCGTTGATGACAGCTTCTCTACAATATAACTGTTTAAACTTGAGGATATAGTGACGTCGCATATCCAAGTCTTCGCAAATCAGAATAGTATCTCGCAGTTTTTCGTAAGGCGATGATACAATTTCCTTTTCCACGAGTTTTGCGCCGATTTTGTATGCGCGCACGGAATACAGTTCCTTCTTGTATTTCTGGAGTTTGTATATTTTCGAGATTTTCTTTTCATTTGTTTGAAAGATTTTTGCGAGATCTTCCTCAAAATCCTGCATATTCATGTCGATAATGGTGGTTTCATAGAGACTTTTCTTAGCGATTTTCTTCATCCGATCGCTGGCGCTGTCCATGATTTCACAAAATTCGTTATCTTTTTCGAAAAAGTCCGCGTCTTCGTCAGATACTGTTGTATCTCTAACCCAATTGTCGTTCTTTCGCACAAAGTAGGAGACACGCTTCTTTACATCGGCCTCAATTTCGACACTCTTTTTCTCGTCATTGGTGAGTTCAGATTCGTCAAATGTAGATTTGAGTTTGGGGTAAATGACCAACTTTGCGTAGTTGCCATCCTCGACTGGTTTCTTTTTCATAATGACAGTCTTCGCGGTCGCCTGGGCGAGTTCGTCGTCTTTCATTTTGTATTCATTTTTAAAAACAAGAGTGAGATAATCCAAGAACTCGTCGTTTGGCATATTCTTTTGCGCCTCTGCGTGTTTTTTCAAGACATCGTAGGGCGTTTCATCGTACTCTTTGTCAAAGTAAACCTCGGCCCTGCCGTTGTCTTTTTGAAGTGCATCGATGGATGTATATTTCTTGGCAATGATGCGCTTCGCGCACGACTTGGATGAATTCATAAACGGTTCGTCATCCACTTTGACTATACTCGCGAGCTCGGGGGTATACAAATAGGCCGTCAAATAGGACATAACGCTCATATAAAATCGACCCCCATCGATTGATCGTATTTTGGCAAGCTGTTCGCTGCTGGTCATATACAAAGCGTCTTTGGCTTGGCTGTCTTCTTTGAGGAATTTGTATTCCGCCTTGAGACGTTTAAGTAACTCGGGCTTAATATTTTCAAAGACAATGCTGTTCACAAGTTCGAGAGAGGAAACATCGGCTAACAACATGTCGCGCTTGCCCTGTTTATATTCGTCCACATAGGTTTTGATGTTTTCTTGGATCTGTTTGCGCAATTCTTTGTAAAAGGGGCTGTCACAAGTAACGGTATCCATGTAGATGAAAAAGGGCTCGTAACGGGCAATCATGTCATGTAGATTGTATCGATTCGTGTGTTCGATGTCGTCGTCGTCGGTGCCACCGACAGGAATGACTGCTTGTAGTAAGGATTTGTAGTCGGCTTTCAGAGTTGGCGAAATCTCAAATGTGGTAACACCTTTTTGGAAAGCACCGTTTTCATACTTGAAATCCTCATTGATATTTTCTAACCGGTGTCGAGTGATGATAGTGTCGTCATTGAACCCTTTGATTTTAAACATCCATTGTTGGCTCAGTTTTGACTTGGTCAGAATGCTTGTCGCTGGGAGATTAACACGAGAAAACTCAATAAATAGTTTGGGCATAATAAGGACGGTTTGGATAGCAATGCTATCACCTTTCGCGAATCGGGTGAATTCATGATCTGTTGCGGCGACGGCTTCGAGATCAACCTTCACATCCGCATGCTTCAGTGCTGACGATTTATCGTGAGTAACCACTGGAAAGATCCATTGAACTGAGGTCTCTAAATTATCTAGGCGTTCGACAAGCGGTTTGTATGTTTCGTTAAAGTCACGAAATCCAACAATGTTTCCATTTTTGTCAAATGTGGAGAATCTAGTGCGGAGCTCTTTAAATCTAGATATGAGGCGGTTGACTGACTGCGTTTTGTTCTGTAACATTTTGTCCAACATATCTTGTATCGGATCTGCAGTTATTGTTGTTGTATCCTCGGGGAGTTCTTCGATAAATTCAGATAAATTGATCACTTGGTTGTCGTCGATGGCAGGGTTATCGGGCATTGTTATGATTACGAGGCTGTCTTCCGTAAATTTCATCGAGGCATCTTTTGATTTTGTATCTTCTTCTTTGTCTTTTTCTTCCTCCTTCTCTTCTTCCTTTTCTTCGTTCTCTGCTTTCAACTCAACACTTTTTTGTACAGTTAGTTCGTCGATAACCGAAATTTCCTTGAATGCGTATGGTGCACCTTTGTATCCAAAGTCAATATAAATAGTCTTATCGTCGGTGGTTTTCACCTCAATCATATCTTCTTCTAAATTCGTAATTTTCCCCAAAACCACACCACCGCCCTCATTTAAATCCAACTTGATGTCTGTGTTTGGCAACAGCTTGTGTTGTTTGGCGTATCCCTCCTCTTTCGTTCTCGATAACAGTACAATTTCGGCGATGGTTGTATCGATAAATTTCGATTCATGCAGTTCGAGCATTTCGCGATCACCCTTATCAATATCGATTAGTTTTATAGTTTCTTCATTAATATATTCAATCAGGTAGTACTTCAAATTGTATTTTGCATTGGTGGGTGATTTGATTTGAATTATATCTCCTAATTTTAATTTTATTTCCGTTTCTACCATATATATTGTATAATCTATATTGTTATTTTCTTTTGTTTCAAAATAGCTTAAAGTTTTTCCAACACGGTGTATAACGACAAAAAAAATGATAACCCCAGATGCACTGCCAGATTTTGTCAATGTTAGTGAATTAAACCACGAGAAACAGAACTACACCATCTACACTTTGAAAAGTATTCCGGACGACGACTTGGAGAACCGCATTTATCGAAGCGCCATCTTGTCGGCGGATAAACGACTCTTGTGTGTGGCTCCGGCAAAGTCGTTGCCCGAGATTCGCAAAACGGGCGGCACCTTCTTTTTAACCGAGATTGTCGAGGGAACCATGATCAATCTATTTTGGGATGGCAATAAGTGGGAAATCGCGACAAAAAAGAAGCTCGGTGGTCGCAATTATTTTTTCAAAAATAAGTATCAGGGTGTCGACCAAGACGGAGTTGAAAAAACTTTCCGCGAAATGTTTGAAGACGCGCTCAATATTGCGTCGATCGAGTTTGATAAATCGTACTGCTACTCGTTCGTACTTCAACATTCTTACAACCATATAGTAACTAGAGTGGAGAAACCGCAACTCTACTTGGTTTCGACTTACAAAATCGCCGGACTCTCGTATGAATACTTGAACCCATTGTCGCACCCTGACTACGAAAACTTTGTCAAGCAGGGAATTTTGTTTCCAAGAACATTCGACGTAAGTCGTGTGAAAATCACGGAAGAACCGATTGAGGCAAAGTTTGCATTAAGTTTGGGGCGATTAACCTTCGAAGAAGTTAAGGGATTGGAGACACATATTCGAGACGTGGTGTCGAGCCGATTGAACTCGCCTGCAAGTCCTGGTGTCATGGTTACCGACTTGGAGACTGGTTTGCGAACCACATTTTACAATCCCAAGTATTTGGAGCTGAAGTTGCTACGTGGCAATAATCCCAACTTGCATTTCCACTACCTGATGTTGCGCAAAACCGGCAAGGTAGCCGAGTTTCTTCAGTACTTTCCCATGTATGCGAAGCACTTTAACCATTTCCACGAGCACTTTAAGTTTGTCAAGAAGCGAATCCGCAAATTGTATTGGCAAGTACATGTGAAGAAGACGGCCACATTGACAGAGCAGTCGCGCGACAAATATTTTGTTGAAAAGTTGCACTACGAGGTGTTTTTACCCCAGAAAAAATTGAATAAGAATTTTTTCATTACAGACGGCGAGGTGGAAAAGTTTTTGGACAGCGAAAATGTTATAATCCCACTTGGACCACAATAAACAAAATAATTTTTGCGTTTTATTAATATTTAATAAATAATTCTATATTTTATTTATCCGATGTCAGGCAAACAAAATATATTTTATTACAGCAATTTCTGCCCACATAGTCAAAAGGTTTTGCAGTTCCTGGTTAGGGCTAATTTAACAAACGAGCTGACTTTCGTTTGTATCGACAAACGAGGCCGCGACCCCAATACAAACCAAATGTTTATCATTATGGAAAACGGCGACAAAATCTTGATGCCACCAAATATCCATAGTGTTCCGGCGGTGCTCATGACGGCCAACAATTACAAAGTCATTTACGGCGAAGAGATCATCAAACACTATGAACCAAGCATTGTGAACGACAAAATGATGGCGACCAACTTCAACGGCGAACCGTCGGGATTTAGTTTAGGCGGTTCCTTCTTGGACAACAAGTCGTCGATGGGCATCTCTTTGAACTCTACATACAATGGCAGACAAATGATCAACACGCCGCCCCCTGAAAACGGAAACAATAAAATCAAAGATGGCGACACGGCGATGACAAATCAAATGGAAGAAATCCGGAAAGCACAAGATGCGCAATTGGGCATAGGTGCGCCGTCGAAAAACCCCTTTTTGCGCCCCCTGTAAACTTCGATAAAATTTCTGGTAATATAATATAATATAATGGATCCAAAGACACAGAAACGAAAGAATCGGAAGAAGTATTTGAAAGGTCCTCATTCTGACGCGGCACAAACACTTGTCGAATTGAAAAATAGTGAAGTCGATAATAACGCACTTCAAGGATCTGCATTTGAAGCGGCACATACACTTTCGGATATGGAAAGAATACACAACGAAGCCGAGATTATTGAGTCCAACAAAAAATCTAGAGTAGGAGGTTCCAAAAAGAAACAAAGAAAAACAAAGAGACGTGTAAACAAAAATAAAAAATAATTGATTGATTATTCAAACCGTCGAAAGAATCATCAATCCTAAAATATAATTAAAAAAAGGTGTAAATCCTAAAAATATAATTAAAAAGGGAGGGATTTAAAGGGAACCGTAGGTTCTCTTTATTATGTCGGAATTTGAAAATACACCATCAGAAGTGGTGGCGGTTGCAGAGACGCCTCGCGACGAGCCTCGCGACGAGCCTCGCGACAAACACACTTGGTACTCATTAGACCGCAATATTGGCAGATACATGGGAGAATGGAGAAAC